GTTTAAGAAGATTTTCTCAGCAGCTAAAAATTTATTACGAAGTCCTGTTGGGCAGATCGGTATTGGATTATTGTTACCTGGTATGGCAGGCATGTCAGGTATTGCAGGTGGTATTGGTAAGTTTGCGTTAGCAAATCCTATGTTAACACAAGCTGGTATTGGTTTACTTAGTGGTGATAAACCTGAGAATGTATTACGAAACGTGGCCTACGGATCACTGACCAGAGGTATTGGTGCAATGGGCACACCTGAAGGATTTATGGGCGGTGTCAAGAGAGGTTTCGGTATGACTCCTG